TTTTGGGTTTCCATTCCGGTGGAACACCAAGTCATTGGTATGCTTCGATCCTTAAGAAAGAAGATCTGCTTGAATTTAAGCAGCATGGAGATAACGATGATCGCTTTTCAACTTTGATTGTCAAAGGTTCTCCAACCGATCTACCTAGTGGATCGGAAGTAACTTTCCTTGGAAAGTACAAATTTTCAACGCGTCCAGCCGGAATTAAATCACTGGCACATTGGTCCTATTCTCCCTTTTCGGAGGAATTTGAAGAACAACTTCAACCAGGTCCTTTAGACGCTTATGATCCTCGGATCAAAATTGATCTTCCAGTGAATCAATTAGGAGAAAAATCTCTCTTACTGACTCCCAATGGAGTGATGTGTAAAGCATTACCCTCCATCGACATTGAAACTTTACTTCTTGCTGAACAGCAGATTATTGATGAGATGTCGGCTAAGATCGGACACATTACTGTGCTACCTTTAGCTTTGGAAGATATAATTGAGCGAGGACTCAATGGCGGACGTGAAAACCAGTTCTGCACTGGAATGGAGCTTGATAAAGCTTGCGGGTTACCTTGGAATGAACTCCCTGGTTGTACGAAGAAGAGCGATTTTCTTCAAAATGATGACGGGATCATTTCATTTCGAGATGACGAAAACGGTATTAAACTGTTGAAGCGAGTTATTCATAAACTCGAAGCCGCAAAAGCTGGCAAACGAATTATATCGTTCAGCAATTCAAAGCTTAAAGACGCGCAGATTAAAATCTCTGCAGTAGAACAAGGGAAAACTCGTGTTTTCCATTGTATACCAGTCGACAAAGTTATCTGCGATGCCGCCTTATTTGGCGATTTCAAAGAAGCTTATTCGAAAGCGTTTATTAGCTTAAATCATGCTATCGGAGTTAATCCGCATTCCAATCAGTGGAGAGCGATCTATGATCACTTGAATGCACATCCTAATGTCTTTGACATGGATTTTTCAAACTATGATAAACATCTTCATGGTGAATTGATGCGTTCTGTCTTTAATATTATAAGACAGGTGATTCAAAGGAACGCTCCTGATGAATGGGATGCAGCTCGCGGGGTTCTCGCAGAAGAATCGATCTGCACCTATGTTGTAGACTACGATACTGTTTATGAAACAATGCGTGGAAATAAAAGTGGTGAATATCTCACAACTGTTGTTAACTGCATTGCGAATGACATATTGTCGTTTTATACGTGGGTCAAGGTCACAGGCAATCAAAATCTTGCCGACTTCAGAGATAATGTCTCAACCATCACTTTTGGTGATGATAAGATCGAGTCTGTCTCAGATGAATATGCTGAGATGTATAATTACTTCTCTTCAAAGGAAGTGATGACATCAATTGGGCATATTATAACCCCAGGAGCTAAAGATGGCATTGAACGAAAATTTTGCCCGCTTGAACAAGCTCAATTTCTCAAGAGAGGAATAGTGATGTGGGAAGGTTTGGTAATCGCCCCATTATTGCAGAGATCAATTGAGTCCCCTTTTGTGTGGACTCAGATCTCAAATTCAGAACACGAAATCTGGAAAAACCTGGCTGAACAGTGTATGTGTGAAGCTTTGCTTCATGGTGAAGAGTATTACGACTCTTTTCGACATAAACTCAGTCGATGTCAAGATTTGGAATTGCGAGCTTCGCTTGCTAGCCTTGTCGCAGTCCCCTTTAAGGTGGCTAAACGTAAATACTTCTCGAAGTATTACGGTTCAAATACGCATTTATGGTCTTAAACACATATTTCGTTAATGCTTTCATGTTAATAGC